TTCCGTGTGTGATGTAACAGATCCCTGTGTAAACTGAGGAACCACTGGTACAGCCTGAACAGCAGGGCTACACAGCAGTAAGAGATATAGAAAGGTACGCACAGGAGTATTCTCACCTTACGGTAATCTCGTTAGTCACTTGACCTACAGCCGTAGTATTTGCACCACCTGCTACGACCGTAACAACACCAGAACTCAACACAGTGCCTGCAAGCGTACCAGCTACACCACCTGAAATCGTAGTAGTACTACCGAAAGCAGGCATATCAGCGACTACACCGCTAGTTACGTCTACACCGTGACCTATCGCAGCAGGACTATCACCTTGCTGCCAGCTTTCTTGGAAAGAAAATGCTGATCCTGCTGTATTTATTTCGTACACACCAACATCTAGCGTAGCTGGTGCTGTGGCTGATCCTGCTGTTAGTTTTCCAAAATGCTCTCCTGTTGTCACCTTCATATTGGTTCCCGACACTGCGTAAGTAGACGGAATTCTGGTTGATTGAGTACTACTGGCTCCTACCGTTAAAGAAGTAGAGCTAGAAAGCTTTGATGTGATGTTGGCTTGTGCAGGTGCAGCCAATAGAAGCAAGATTAATAACCCCTTCATGTTAATTTTCCTGTCTGTGGATCTACTTCTTTACCAGTAAGTTGATCAACCTTTGGCTTGTCTGGCACGATTTTTATTGGAGTTTCAAATCTGACGACAGTAAATGGAACTCCGTTGTCATAGCCTGCTCCTTGAGCCTTCTTTTTCTCTTCATCAGCTTTATAAGTTCCATCTCCTCTTTTCTTTGCAGTTTCCAGTCCAAATGAAGCTAATGCGCCCGTGAAAACACTTGCTATGAAAGTCGGGTCGATCCTTTCTTGCTCCCCTAATCCAGGGATAGTAACGTAATTAAGTGTTAATATAAAGCCACTCCAGACGACAACTCCCAATCTCACAAATGTAGACAAGACTTGCAGTTGTTCTTCTTTATCGTCTAAACCCTCCTTTAATTTTTGCAAAGGATTCTTTTTTTTAGGCTCGTTTACTTTCTTTTCTTCCATAGAAATCAGTGGTAGGCCGTCCTACACTAGACACAATTTGTTATTTTGAACAGTGGCAGAGATTACAGCAGCAATCATTGGTGCAACAGCCAGCGTTGTCATCATGTCACTTAGCAACGTAAGCAACCGCCGAGATCGAGACACTAGAGAATTATTTAATCGTATAAATGAACTAGAGAAAACAGTTGCTAGTCATCATCCACCAGACCGTAATCGTAAATGGAGAGTTTAAAGAGGATTCTGAGGGAATACTTGGAAATCGCTCACAGGAAAATCCAAGTGCTCCCACACATGAGAATTGGAAGCGACATCTAAAGCATGGTCAGGAGTTTCAGCTACAACAACCGTTTGGAATCCACGATTAGTAACAGAACCATACCCAACAAAATCAGCAGGGATACGCACCACCCATCCTCTAGGTCTGTATTTAGTGGTTTCCATGAGTTGTGATCCATCCTGCCTCTGTTTCTTGTTTTTGGACTTTTTCGATTGGGACACCAAGAACTTGTGCATCGAGAAGGCCCTCAATATCACCTTTATACGCTGCCAATTCCAACTCCCAGAGTTCTTGTTCACGTTCCTTAATAGCTCTATCTTCATCTATAGCAAGAGACTCGTTCCAATATTGAACTGCACCAGCTAAAGAGTCTAATCTGTCATCATGTTGTAAAGATTGTTTATCGACAGTGAGATGAGTTAATTGATGAAACAACTGGTATGCCAAGGCTGTCTCTACGGAATCATCATCTCTAGCTTTGGAGTCATCTTCAATTACCGAGCGATTAAAGATCAATCTATGTTGATTCATCACTGGTTCAAGAGCATTGATAATTCTCCTCTCCTTCTGGATGTTGCTCCTGGTCGCTTCGATGGTGCAAGGATAGATCTCTCTGAGATAAGGCTGTAAAAGATTTTCCATCATGCCTTGACCAAACTGATCTTCCAAGAGAATCAGTTTTACTTTTCTACGTTTAGCTGCTTCTGCAATTCCTCTTAAGACAGGTTCGGTATAACCTTCACGGAAGGAACCCACTTCCAATACAAATAAATTTCCATTGAGATGAGCGACAATGGAATAAGCAGTTTCATCTAAGCCCTTACCTGAAGGATCTATAAACATTACACAGCCTTGGAACTCAATCCACTGCCCATGTATAAACGCTGGCCTGTGATAATAATCACCACTAAACCCAACAGCAGGTAAATCACTAATCCGATACTCAGCACCGGAAGACCACACCACTTTTTCAGGTGCGTCTTGGTCAACTTCTAAAACTACTAAGTCAGATAATCTAAGAGGGAAACGATTTAGATCACTAAGTGTCGTATCTAGTTGAAACTGAAGCGTGAATTGCGACTTACCGTAACTAGCTTCTCTCTCAATTAGATCTAATTCATTAAAGCGATCAGGGTCAGTTGGTTTATTAACAAGTTCGACACAATTCTCTAGTATCATTGGTGCTAAAGCAGCACCGTATTTTTGTGGTTTCTTTGGATACCTTGAAGGCCAGATACGACATTCATATCCTTTTGTTTGTAGCTTGTTATAAATACTTTCTTCCGTCTGAGGCGTACCCAAGAACATAATTTCTCCACCTGGTTTCAGGATCGCATTAAATTCTCCGACAGATACAATTAATTTCTCTCTCATTCCTACAGTCCAAGCTGTATTAGGAACCTCGCAGTCATCTGCAAGTATTAAATCTGCTCTACTACCTGTAAGCTGTCCAAAAATACCAACAGATTTTACTGATGGGGATTGATCTGGTGTCGCTGGTCTTACATCAAATCTATTACTCGCACTTCTTTGCTCATCCCTATCTGGTTCTAAGCACTTCAATATATCCATCTCTCTAATTAACCTTAAACAGAATTGTGCAAAGTCATCTGCTCGCATCTTGCTTGCAGATACAACCATGATCTTCTTCTGTGGATCATTCCTTAACAGCCACAACACATAAGCTGCTGCCATCCAACTCTTTCCAACCCCACGAAAAGCCTCAATAATCCTTCTCTTTGGCCCATCTTGCATATATTCAGCTATATCTAACTGAACTGGTGTGGGATTAGGAAGTTGAAGGTGCTTCCATACGACAACTAAAAAATATCTAAAGTCATCCCTGAACTGATCAGGTAGCTGCACCCACTTCTCTTTCACTTATTCAAGCCCTCTTCTTCTTAAATGCTACGACATTCTCTATATCAGGTAACTGTTTCGCTAGATCTCCAAAAGCTGTACCCTCCACTGGCTGTGCACTGATCTGATTATCCTTCAAAAACTGCCTAGCTACATTCACATCTGCAACAGTCATCTCCCCAGATACCAACTTATCCATAAACCATTCAGCTAATCCCGCATGTAAGTCTCCCAATACCTCTGTCGTACTCTTCCTAGCCATAACTTCTCAGTATTTTCCCTAATCATACACATGTTTTGGCGGGGATCTCACCCACCACAGGAAGATCCCCTATTAGCCCCACTGGTACAAGGCTAACTACACTAAATCCTACTCCCCAAAACCCTTACCACCACTAAGTGTCCATATATGAATAGAAGTTACTCCTTATCCCCCTCTATTAGATATCTGTTAGATCTCCACGGAGCACCTTTTTATCGGAAAAATGTGAGGGGGTAACGCTATATAGTTGGATTTAAAAAATCCCCCCATAGGGTCAAAAAAATAGGCCAGATTTACCTATATCTTGTCCAATCTCTGTCCAATTAATTTTACTACTCCAGAGAATGAAGTGATAGCAAGGGGGGAGGGGGGCTGCGTAACTGTTCTAATGACAGTTATGCAAGATTATTACTGGATTTTCTGGGATCTGGTCGGATCTTGGAGTAGCTCCACTTCATTTGATTGTCTTTGTTGCCGCAAGGAACAACACTATGAACTTATATTACAATTCTAATTCAAAACCATTTACATTCTAATTGCATTCGATTAGGTTTCTAATAGTTCATCCACCACCAATGGAACTAACTAAGAAATCAAAAGAGTTCATTAGTAATCACTTTGGATATACACCAGAGAGAATGACAATGAACAATCCAGACGGCACTCAATCTATTGCTTATCTCATGCCATCCAGGAATGGAATGGAGCCTTGGGGAATCCAACAGATAGAAGAATATGTATCTTGGATGACTGGAGGTACTAAGTAATGACTGACCAAAAACAATTAAGTAACTTAACTGATTTACTTACTAATTTTTGTAGCCAACAAAAGTTACCTCTAATGAGTGCTGACGATTTACTCTACGGAAGTTATGACCATGACCTATCTATCTATCAACAAGATTGGTTAAGACGATTCATAGAGTTATGGGATACAACTGAGAGGGGTGCTAAGTAATGACGACAACAACACCAACCAAGCCAAACCATGCCCTTACCAACTGTAAGGGCCAGCTTGAGAACATCATTGAACTCTATGAGTTAAGAGATGTTTGCGAGACAGCACAGTATGAGCTTTACGAGAAGCTCGGGCTAGGAGAAAGGGACATTGAAGAAGAAGCAAGAGATATGGCTCTTGATGTTTGCTGGAAGTCTGACGACTGGCAAGCGGTAGGAGCAGAGCTTACACCAACTAAGGGCAGGGTGCTGCTCTCTACAGGGGGGCCAGCTTGTCAGGTTATCTGTAATCTTGACGGTGATTCTCCTTCTGATCCTGAAATTCAATGGCAGGACTGGGGGACACCTTGGACAACTCCATCTATTAAGTGTGAGTTGGAGCTAGACTTCGACACTGCTAATGATGCCCTTGAATGGTTCATCAATCTCTTCTATTGGGGGGTGTGATGAGAATCTTCTTCGACATCAATCTTCAAGGGGGCAAGACTGCCCCTGAAGATCTCATTAAACTGCTTGATACTATCGACCAGCTAATGACAAGCGAATTTAATTACATCGTTGAGAGTGTGGATGATCACGGCATCACCGACACACCAACACTTCAAGACCTTGAGTTAAGAAGAGAGCAAGCACCAAACACAGCACCTCTTTATTTGCTCCAGGATTTCACCACTACATGCGAGCCTGACTAATGAAACAAATTACTATCCCAGTAACAGACAAGCAGCACTGTTTCTTGTCACGTGTAGCCAAAGAGAATAGGAGAACCCTATCTCAACTTATGTATCTCATGCTTGAGCAGGGCGAGTGCCTCGGTTACGAGTGCATCGTATCGATGAGCGTTAAGAAGGCAGACGATGAGATTTCCCAAGAGGATAAAGATCAGCTCGCTCTTAACAAACAGATCAAGAAGGATCACCCTGAGAATCCTGACGAATGGGAAAAGAAAGGGTTCAAGTATGTGTGCACCAGCTGTGACAGGGAGATGGTTTCAAATCTATTTGAAAGTATCGGTGATCTTTCCATGGATACATCACCACTCAACGAGGGCTAGACATGGGGCCAACTGAATCAACTAAGAAAATCACCTGCAAAGACGGTGAGTGTACGGTGACGGAGTGCTTCGAACCAATGAGAAAGTACAGCCGGACAACCCGAGACGGAAAGCTTATTAAATGTGCTCATTGCCTGTCAACTCATAAGGTGTACCACCTGAGAGACAAGGTGATTACATGTCCAACGTGCAAGACATCCAGTGATAAGTATCAGTGGATGATTGAGCGAGAGATTATTTATTCCAGCTACTAATTACCGAGGGATAACAGTGCGGAGTATCAATCGATCAGGCGTGTCAACCCTCAACCAACCCAAATGTTTTTCAAATGACAACTCCTATTAAAGATGTGGTCGGCATCCAGACAAGGACATCCATCTATAACTCAGCCTTACTCAATCGGTTAGCTGAGTTGAAAGGGATGAGCTTGTCTGGTGTATGCCGTTACGTAATCGAAGACTGGCTTGACAAGCACTACGAAGAGCAACGCTCAACACTAGAAGCAAAGGTCGCAGCTAATAAAGAACTACTTGCAAAGTTAAATGCTAAATGATGTATTAACTTTCGAAAGCAAGATGATCTCTAATAGCGTGGACAACTCACGCTATGTAGAGAACCAGCTACAAACTAAGAAGATTCAGTCTCGTTCTAGGTGGGGTGAGGCTTTGTCTTCTAAAGGGTTTGGTCTTATCAAAGATCACATTGAATACATAAAGAAAGAGTCTGAGTCTGGACGTGCTGGCGTTGGCTGGTCAAGACTCAAACCATTGAACAATCTTCCCACTGAAACGATAGCAGCTACAGCTATTCGTACCATCATTGATACTCTTACTCTCAACCCTACCTTTCATACTGTCGGACAAGAGATAGCAGACAGGCTATGGATTGAGGCTATGCTTGAGAGATTAAACAAGGATGAGTTAGCCAGATACAACAGAAGCAGGCAACGCAAACGACATAAGATCAAAGGCTTGCAACACATGACAAGCACTGTCCAATGGACAGCTAAAGAACGCATGGCAATAGGTGGGCTGCTGATTTATATCGTTGAGAAAGAGACAGGGTTTATCAAGGTAGAACGGGATGACCTGCCACATAAGAAACGTAGGATTATTAAGCCGACTGCTGAGTGTATGAAGTGGATCGAAGAAGTTAAAGACAAGCAAGGCTTACTAATCCCTCACTATCTACCAACCATTGCACCAGGTGTACCATTTAATGAGCATGGATATGGTGGATACCATGACCCAAGAGTGCAAATACCTTTACTGAAATCTAATAACGACGAGATAGTCAAGCACCTGAAGGGTGACGAGCCATGCAAGAAAGCACCAGAAACATTTAGTGATGTTGGTTGGACAATAGATACTTGGATCTTAGAGGTAGCACACGAAACAGTAAGAAAGAAACTTAAGGTGGGTGTGATCCAACCTAAGCAGGAGATTTCTCCTTACCCAAAAGGTAAAGACGATGACAGCCCTGAGGTATTAGCGTGGAGAAAGACAGCTAAGAAGCAACACATACTAGAGGAGAAGACAAGGAACTCTAGGATTGCAGTCGCATGGCTGTTGCAGATAGCTGAGAACTTAAAGGAACAAGACGAACTATTTTTCCCGTGCCAACTGGACAGTCGAGGAAGAATTTATTACAGGCCACCATACCTAAACCCACAAGGCAATGATCTAAGCCGAGCACTCTTACAGTTCTCTTACTACAACTACATGCAGACAGATGAGCATGTGAACTGGTTGCGTGTGCATGGTGCAAATGTATATGGACTAGGCAAGTCAGACTGGCAAACAAGAATTGATTGGGTACTAGAGCATGAGCAATTAATATTGACTTGCGGCAATGACCCGTGGCTTAGCTTTAGTTTCTGGACTAGAGCAGAGAAACCGTGGAGTTTCTTAGCCTTCTGCCACACCTATTACGAGTGGAAACAAGAGGGGCCAACCTATAAGTGCAGGCATCCTGTCATCATGGACTGCACCTGTTCAGGTGTGCAGAATTTCGCTGGCTTACTCAGGTCACAAGAGATGGCAGAGCAGGTGAACCTCACGCAATCCGACAAACCACAAGATATATATGCAGCAGTCGTTGGCAAAATAAATGAAAGGCTAAGGCTAGACAAGAGTAGCGACAGCAAGAAATGGTTGATGCTGCAACCTGATCGCAGCTTGACCAAGCCCGCAGTTATGACAATACCCTACGCAGCTACGTACACAGCCTTCTATAAGTATGCGTATGAGTGGGGTATCAAGAGGGCTAAAGATTTATATGGCAATAGCTGTTGGTTAAATAAATCTGGGTCAATGGGTACTACTCATTACATGGCACGGATATTGCATGAAGAATCAGCACGAATGATACGACCAGCAGTACAAGCAATGAAATGGTTTAAGTCTGTCGGTGTTAAGGCTGGTAAATGTAACGTACCTTTACGATGGACAACACCATCAGGATTATTAGTACATCAACAATA